GCAGAGCTGCCGGAAAGTCTGAGCGTGAACAAATCCGCGCCGAAGGTCAAGCAGAACGTGAAGAGATTCGGTCTAGATATTCTACTAAGAAAAAGAAAAAGTAGAAGAAAGGAAGGTGTTAATAGATGTCGTATGATTTCTGTGGTTATGCTACAAAGAATGATTTGCAGTGTGGCGATGGGCGTATTATCCGTCGCGATGCATTCAAGGATAATGACAATACTACAGTTCCTCTAGTATGGGCACATATCCATAATGATCCAAATAACATTCTTGGGCATGCCGATTTGAAAAATCGTAGCGATGGAGTGTATGCGTATTGCACGTTTAATGATACTCCCTCTGGTCAAAATGCCAAGAAGCTTGTTCAGCATGGCGACATCACTTCAATGTCTATTTACGCTAACAAGCTGAAGCAACAAGGCCCGAACGTGATTCATGGTATCATCAGAGAGGTTAGTCTTGTTCTCGCTGGAGCTAATCCCGGAGCAGTTATCGATCCCGTGAGTATTGCTCATAGTGATGGCAGTTTCACTGATCTTGAAGATGAAATGGTAATTTATACTGGTGAGAATTTTATTCTACATTCTGACGAAGAGGAAGTAGACGATATGGCAGCACAAAAGAATACGGATGAGCGGACTATCGGTGACATCATCGATACGATGAATGACGATCAGCGAGCTGTTCTACAATATCTCGTTGACGAGGCTCTTTCTCATTCGGATGATAGTGAGGATGAAGCTGACGATGTTGTTGATGATGATTCTAAGAAAAAGAAAGCATCCGGCGACAAGACTATCGGCGATGTTCTGGATAGTCTGAATGATGAGCAATATAATGTTGTTACTTATCTTATTAAGGAAGCCCTTGCTAAGTCCGAAGCCAAGCATAGTGATCTGGAGGATGATATGAAATTCAATGCTTTCGACACCGAGCAGGACAACACGACCATGCAGCTCGATGATGAGCTGATCCATAGCGTTATTCAAGAGGCTAAGAGCGGTTCCAGCGGCTCTCTTAAGCAGGAATTTCTCTCTCATGGTATTGAGAACTTAGAGATTCTTTATCCTGAGGCTAAGCTCGTTGGATCTAATCCTGAGCTTATTACCCGTGAGATGGATTGGGTTGATAAGGTTTGGGGTGCCGTTCGAAAGACTCCGTTTGCTCGAATCCGTTCTGTGGCGGCTAACATTACTGAGTATGAGGCTCGTGCCCGCGGTTATCAGAAGGGCGATCAAAAGATCGAGGAAGTTCTGTCTCTGCTCGGTCGTAATACTACTCCTCAGACTGTATACAAGCTGCAGAAGATCGATCGAGATGACGTAATCGATATTACCGATCTCGATGTTGTTGCTTTCATGAAGCGAGAGATGCGAGTAATGCTGAACGAGGAAATTGTTCGGGCAATTCTCGTTGGCGACGATCGTCCTTCGAACGATCCTTCGTACATTAACCCTGAGCATATTCGTCCTATTTATCAGGATTCGGATGTTTATACTATCCATGATAAGGTTACGATTCCGCAGGCGGCTACGTTCAATGACATCGCTGATACCATCATTGAGCATGCCGTCCTAGCCCGTAAGAATTATATGGGTTCTGGTACTCCTACGATGTATGCTTCTACGGATGTCATCACTCGTATGCTGCTCGCTAAGGATCAGCTTGGCCATCGTATGTATCGTAACGAAGCTGAGCTTGCTGCGGCTCTGCGCGTTAAGGAGATCGTCGAGGTTCCTATCTTTGATGGTATTAAGCGTACTGCTTCCGTTAGCACTGAGCAGGGTGGTACCACCGTTACTACGCAGGAGGAGCGCAAGCTTCTTGCTATTATCGTTAACCTGACCGACTATGACATTGGTGCTGACAAGCAGGGTGCTGTTAGCCTCTTCGACAACTTCGATCTTAACTTCAACAAGTATGAGTATCTGATCGAGACTCGTTGCTCTGGTGCTCTTGTTCGTCCGTATAGTGCTATTGCTATCGAGACTACTAGCGATCTGCCCTTCACCTTCGGTACCGTAAGTGGCATGTATCAGGGTAGCAAGACTCAGAGGCAGCGTGATGCCGGAACCACTGGTGCTACTGGTACCACCGGCGCTTAAGATAATACTTTCAAAATGACAAGGGAGTAGCGCATGGCTCGGTTTTACGGAATGGTTGGGTTTGCGGTACAAAAAGAGACTCGTCCCGGAATATTCGAGGAGCAGTATGTCGAGCGCCCATATAAAGGTGACGTTACTAGACGTAGCAGGCGATGGGAGACGACGGAGTACTTGAATGACGATCTCTCTATCGAAAACGATATAAGTATTATATCAGATACATTCGCCAATTCCCATTTCGGAGTCATGCGCTACGTCCATTGGATGGATCAATATTTCGAGATCACATCCGCGACAATCGATGTTGAACGCCATAGAATAACCCTTAGTTTAGGAGGTGTATTCCATGGACCCGACAGAGATTGAGTCCCAAAGAGATGAGGTGCAAGAGATATTATCTGGTATAGAAGGAGTGGCCAAAGTTTATTTCCAGCCACCATCTTCTCAACGATTGACATATCCTTGCATAGTATATTCATTAAATAAGTATAACACAAAATATTCGAATAATAGTAGGTATTTGACTTATCCGGAATATACTGTAACATTGATTGATAGTAATCCAGAAAGTATTATACAGAAGCGAATTATGGATTTAAATGGAAGTTGTTTTGTAGGATTCGATAGATTCTATACTTCCGACAATTTAAATCATTGGGTGTATACCTTGATATATTCTTCATCTCTTTGGTAAGAACAAAAGCGATAATACGTTAGGAGTTGTACAATGGCTATACTTCAGTGGGATGCTATTGGCGAGCACTTTTATGAGAATGGCGTAGATCATGCCGTACTCTATCCTGTATCCACCACTGGTACTTATCCTCTCGGAGTTGCTTGGAATGGTATTACGTCGATTTCCCAGTCTCCGTCAGGTGCAGACGCTAATAAGCAGTGGGCGGACAACATCAATTATCTGACGATGTATGGCGCTGAGGAGTTTGGTGCCACAGTCGAGGCGTTTACTTATCCCGATGAGTTCATGGAGTGCGATGGTTCTGCTACTCTGGTACCCGGTGTGACTATCGGTCAGCAGCCTCGTAAGGGCTTTGGTCTTAGCTATCGTACCAAGGTTGGTAACGACACAGTTGGCCAAGAGCTTGCATATAAGATTCATCTTGTTTATGGTTGTCGTGCTGCTCCGTCAGAGCGTAATTACGAGACTATCAACGATTCGCCTGAGGCTATTACGTTTAGTTGGGAGCTTTCGACGACCCCTGTTGCGGTCACTGGTCATAATCCTACTGCCTATCTTGAGATCGACAGTCGCGACTTTGTTACGCCGGAGGCAAAGGCCATGCTCCAGTCTTTAGAGGATGTTCTGTATGGAACTGAGGACTCGGATCCGTGGCTTCCTCTTCCTGACAAGGTTGCTGAGCTTCTTGGTGGAACCGGTGTCACTGGCGTTACCGGAACGACTGGCGATGGCGAATAATCAGTAGCTCAAAATGAAAAGTCTTTAGGTAGCTTAATTTAAGCGAGGGGTTCACTGTAGGGTCTAGTGAACTTGGGAGTCGGTGGGGAACTCCCGATTATATGTCTAAACATAGGAGTATTTATGAGCTTTAAATACGATGCTTATTTAGAGAAACATATTCGTTATGTTAATACTTCTCATGAGTGGTTCTTTTCTCATATGCGAGATGAAATAAGTGATATTCTGTTAAATGTTACTTTAATGGATGTACTAATGCCTACTCATGATATGTCTAAACGCAGTGAGGATGAATACTCCGCATATGATACGCATTTCTATGGGAATAGAACTGAAGAAAGCGAAAAAGCGTATAAATATGCTTGGTTACATCATATTCATAATAATCCTCATCATTGGCAGTATTGGGTATTGATCGATGATGCTCATAACCAAATCGCATTGGATATGCCAGATAGATATATTTACGAGATGCTTTGTGATTGGTGGTCTTTTTCATGGGCTGAGCATTTCGAAAAGGTAAAAGAGCTTCCCGTAGAAGAGTATAATGCTACGGTTGGTTTGGATGAGATTTTCAAATGGTATGAGGATCATAAAGATAAGATGATTTTGTCTGATAACACTAGGCAAAAAGTTGAAGATATTCTTGGAATTCTTAAGGTGAAACTTGAGACTATGTAAGTGAGGCATATTATGCGAAAATTGTTTATTAGTATACCCATGAGAGATAAATCAGATTCAACTATTAAACTTCTTATGGCTGATGCTAAAAGTATAATCGAGGATCGACTTTGTGAGAAATTCGAACTAATAGACACCCTGATACAAGAAGAGGAACCAGATGATTCTGTAAACGGTTGCTGGTATTTGGGTCAGTCGATCGCTATGTTGTCTAAGGCAGACCTTGTAGCATTTGCTCCTGGATGGGAGAATGCGCCAGGATGTATGGTCGAATATATCGTATGTCTCTCATATAAGATTCCTAGAACATTTATATAACAAACATGCCCCTGTGGCGGAATGGCAGACGCAGCGGATTTAAAATCCGATGTCGAAAGACGTGTGGGTTCGAATCCCACCAGGGGCACCATTTTTAGCCTTAATCAGAATAGGAGTAATATGAATATGAAAATACTAGTTAAGCGCGGATCGCAAATCGTTCTTAACTTTTAATTATATAATACAAAAAGACAAGGAGTATAATCATGATCGTTTGGCCTATAACGTTTACCGATTATAACGGCGAAGAGGTAACCGAGAAGTTTTACTTCAATCTCAATAAAGCAGAGCTTGTAGAGATGCAGTTCGATGCTGGCGGTGGGTATACTGCATTTATCAACCGAATTACTAATGAGCGTGATGTTAAGCGTCTCGGCGAAGAGTTTAAGAAGATTATCCTAAATTCCTATGGCAAGAAGACTGATGATGGTCGTGTGTTCCGTAAGACGCAAGAGGCTAGGGATGACTTTGAGCAATCGGAAGCCTTTGCTGAGCTTTATATAGAACTTCTTGGTGATGCTGATAAGGCTGCTAAGTTCTTCCGAGGGATTCTTCCTAAGGATGTTCAAGCTTCGGCTGAAGCGGCCACACCTAGACTTGCCGAGTAGATTTAGGAGGACAAGGGAATGCTTCATATACAC